ATGGAAGTGATGCCTTCCATGAGAGCCTTCATGACTGCTGATCCTATACCGGGAACTGGTGCTTTAACCAGAGACCATATGGCAGGATACAACTGCGCTTACCTTGCGGTCGATCATATAAGAGCATTCGATGAATCCATTTACGTTCTCTTATGTGGAACTGGTATGGGATTCAGCGTAGAGAGGCAGTTCATCAGCCGTCTGCCTGAGATAGCTGAAGAGTTCCATCAGTCTGACACAACTATAGTAGTGGCTGACAGTAAGATAGGATGGGCCAAGGCCTTAAGGGAGTTGGTCAGCCTTCTCTACCAAGGCATGATACCTAAGGTAGACTATAGCAGGATACGCCCTGCTGGTTCTCGTCTTAAAATTTTCGGGGGGAGAGCCAGTGGCCCTGACCCTCTTGAAAGATTGTTCGGTCACTACATCCATACCTTCCAGAACGCAAAGGGTCGAAAGCTTAACAGCATTGAGTGTCATGACCTTATGTGCTGGAACGGAGAGAGCGTGGTAGTGGGTGGTGTCAGAAGAGCAGCAGAGATTAGCCTGAGCAACTTAACTGACGAAAGAATGAGACACGCAAAGACAGGACAGTGGTGGATAGAGAATCCACAACGTGCATTGGCGAACAACAGCGTGTGTTACACCGAGAGACCCGATATGGGAATCTTTATGCGTGAGTGGCTTTCCCTTTATGAGTCGCACAGTGGAGAGAGGGGAATCTTCAACAGAGAGGCTGTTAAGAAACTCATGCCAGAGAGAAGGGATAAAGACCATGAATTCGGCTGCAATCCCTGTTCTGAAATTTGCCTCAGAAGTGCAGAAACGTGCAACCTCTCAGAGGTAGTGTTGCGTCCTAGTGATACTGTAGATGATGTCTCCCGCAAGATACAGTTAGCTACCATCCTTGGTACTATTCAGTCCGCTCTCACCGACTTCAGGTACGTTAGACCGATCTGGAAAAAGAACGCAGAGGAAGAGAGATTACTAGGTGTCAGCTTTACTGGGGTATTTGATTGCCCCGTGGTCTTGAATGCTACACCCGATCAGCTTGAGTCATGGAGAGGTTCTGCTGTTTACATGAATAGAATCTGGGCCAAGAAAATGGGTATCAATCCATCTGCTGCCATCACTTGCATCAAACCATCAGGCACCGTGTCTCAACTGACTGGTGTTGCTGGATCAGGGCTACACCCATCTTACGCTAAGTATTACATCAGACGCATCAGACAGGATAAAAAAGACCCCCTTAATCAGTCTCTAATAGACGCGGGTATTGAATACGAGGATGACCCATACAATAAGGAAGCTATCGTATTTTCTTTCCCTATGAAGGCTCCTGCTAAGTCGCGCACGAGACATGAGTTTACAGCCATTCAACATCTTGAGATATGGAAGAAGTTCGCCTTGCATTGGTGTGAGCATAAGCCTAGCGTCACTATCTATGTGGGTGAGGATGAGTGGCTAGAGGTTGGTGCTTGGTGCTACAAGAACTTTGATATCATCAGCGGTGTAAGCTTCCTACCTAGAGCAGACGACAGCCACAGCTACGAGGTTGCTCCCTACGAGGAGATAACCAAAGAAGAGTATTCCATGTTCCCCAAAACCAAGGCCATTGATTGGCGGTCTATAAGGGAAGATGATGACAACACAATAGGTAGTCAGGAACTCGCTTGTACCGGAGACAAGTGCGAGATACTATGAGTGAGGGAATGAAGGAAATCTGGTGGCAGTGGCATAAGGAAAACCCACACGTTTACCAGATGTTTGAGAGGTTTGCGCTTGAAGCCGTCGATAGCGGAAAGCGTAACTTCTCGCATTGGCTGATTATGAATAGAATGCGCTGGGAGACTGCACTACAAACGACTGGGGATGAGTTCAAAATTAGGAATGACTTCATCGCTTACTACGCACGTTTGTTCATGGCTTATCACCCAGAGCATGAAGGTTTTTTTAGGATAAAGAGAATGAAGGGAGACGAGCGTGAGACTTTATGAAAATACATGAAGATGTATTGCCATCTAATCTATTAAAGAAATGTCTTGAAGAGATTAGTCTCATGCGAGATACTCAGGTATGGGGAATATCAACATGCATCTGGTCAGAAGAGTTGCGAGAAGGAACCGTTGGGAACGTATCAATGCGGTTCTTGTCTGCGGAAACCTCTATTGAAATCAATAATGTATTAGCAGAGAAATACTTCCCCAGAACAGGGCGTCGTTACGACATCATATATCAATATTATTTGTGGGATAAAATGTCAGGCATCTCTCACCATGATGACTGGAAGTATGACTTTGGAGCCACGCTATACTTAAACGAAGCATGGAATCCTAATTGGGGTGGGCTTTATGTTTGGAAGGATAAGGATGAAAAAAATGAATATAAACTCAACGCTCTCTGTCCTAAACAAAATATGTTAGTAATAAATGATGAGCGTGAAGTGCATTCAGTTACTTCTATAGCCACTACTATTCCATACCCACGAACAACCATTCAAATATGGGGTACTTGCACGACATGAATTTAATGATAATACCTGATGCACATGCGCATCCCGATTACAATAATGAAAGGTTCAGGGCGGTAGGTCGGTTACTCATGGAGGAGCAACCTGAGTGCGTTGTTTGCTTGGGGGACCTAGCTGACCTGCCGTCCCTGTCCTCTTATGATAAAGGAACAAAAGGTTTCGAAGGCAGGAGGTATAAAAAAGACATTCAATCAGCAGTCGAGGCCCAAGAACTATTGTTCGAGGAAATGAACAAATTCAACGCCAGAAAAAGAAGGAACGGCAAGAAGCAATATAGGCCACGCTTAGTGATGTGCTTAGGCAACCATGAGGATAGGATTACTAGAGCCACAAATTCACAAGCTGAGTTAGATGGGACAATAGGTATCGCAGACCTGCAGTATGAAGGGTTTGGGTGGGATGTTGTTCCCTTCAAAAAGTGCGTCACTATAGAAGGAATCGCCTTCTCGCACTATTTCACTACTGGGGTATCTGGAAGACCAATCTCTAGCACTCATATCGGGCATACACTGGTCACTAAACTTCATTGCTCTGCCGTCCAAGGTCATTCTCATTTATATAATCACGCAGAACATACCAGACCTGACGGGCAAAAGATATTTGGTTTGTCTGCGGGTTGTTTCTCTCACCCGGATTACAGCGAAAGCTGGTGCATGGATACTGAGCACCAGTGGTGGAGAGGGGTTGTAATTCTGGAGGACTTAGATGGGGAAGGCTATTACGATGGAGTTAGGACTGTAACTCTACGGAAGATCATGAAGAAATATTCGTAATGCTTTTCACGCATCCTCTAGGAAAGGCTGTGATTCCAGACCACGCACCCTTCTCATCTTTGGTGTGGGCAACCTTAACCACATCTTTATCCTTCTGAATTAAATAACCTACGGTTGTTATAACTGGTGGATTGACTTCATCAGGCTTTTCCCATCCTGATGTTCCTAGAATGTCTCTCCACTCGACCGTCACCAGTCGAGGATTTTTCACGCTGCCTTCCTAAATGGGAACCTTATATTTCTATCTGTCTTTTCTCTAAAGATACGGTTAAATTTTTTCTTTAGCCTTAGAATTCTCAGGTCAACCTTTCTCATCATTTCGTCTTTTCTGGGCGTAAGTAATTTACTCCTCCTAAACCTAGCTTTAATCTTGTACAGCTTGGTAATCTCTCCATTTATTTTTCTCAGAAGAGGGATGAGTGTAGCTACTGAGTAGTGCTTGCTTCTTTTGAACGATCTCCATTCCTCACTCTTCGGCCCGAAGTCTCTATAGACTCCTTCAGCAAACAGTTTGGCTGCTCCAACCTCTTCACTGAAAGCTGTGAATTCTGTATTAGCATCCCACTTGTCTCGCAAATGAGGGGTGTCCCAAAATCTCCTGATGACAGGAACCTTATTCCACTGTATCTCTCCTGTAACTTTTTGTCTAGGGAGAAATTGACCACTAGCTTGCATGCGCCAAGGAGAGAGAAAGCTAGTTGCTCTCCCCAGAAAATTACCAACGCCACCAGTAGCGGTCTTGAACATGTAATCTAAAATTGGCGGGTCTATACTGATAAACCCTTGTTCATATTTTGAACCGAGCCGTGCCTTCTCTCCACCGGGGAACCATGTGTACATCCCAGCCGACAGCCTGTTTAACCAGTCAGCAATATGTTTAGATGGAGCACTCGTGCTGCTCCATGATCTATAGGCTGGAGGTTCCGTAGCTCTTCCTGCGAAAGGCACTTTATATATTGGGTTACCAGCCCAGTTTTCATTCAGGGCTATATCGACAAGAGGGTCACCAATAGTGGGGGACGCTGACTTAAATAATGTGTTGATGACGCTATCACTGTGCGCAATATCCAGAGGTGAGAATGATTCTGTTATAGAGCTAATAAGATGAGTCGTAGCCTCCCAAGGATTTATCTGCCCCATCGCCATCGACACAAAGGTGTCCGCAACAACATTGGGAATATTGGAACCATAGCCCAGTGGTATCTTGGCAAAGTTATTCGCGCCCGGAACCCATATAAACATCTGTCTGGACCTTTGCCCCATGTCTATTTGTGCGTAACGGTTCTTTCCCTCTTCATCCTCCCCACTAAATAGGTAATTGTATACACTGAGCGTCATTTGAGCCACCATGATGCCTTTTAAGAACTTCCTTAATCTTCTTGATTTATTGAAAGCTCGAAGAAATGTCGCTCCACCTGCTGTCCCTGCATTAAAGAATAAATACCATGCATTAAAGATCGGGGTTAACTCACCCTTCATTGTAAAGTTAACGGTAAGGTTACGTGCAGCGTCAACGCCTAATTGAATAGCCTCGGTCTCGGTCAGACCATTACTCATGGCGACCCGTTTTATCTCTATGTAGGTGGCTAATCTCATGGCGTTCTCTACAGAGCCGTTGATATCACTCACAAGGTCACGCATGAACCATAATCCATCAAGGTATCCCTTGCGGTCTCCTTTTTTAACTATATCACCAATCTTGTTTTCAAGGTCTTTAGCATTCTTGAAAGCATAGAAATCAATGCGTCCACCATTGTCAGTGAACTCTTTAGCTGCTGCCGATCCTTCAGTATCGCTCTTTCCTGTTCTTATATATCGGTACATCCCCGCTATTGATTTCTTTAAATTCTTCGTAGCACCTAATGCAATTTCTTTTGCTTGCTCCTTTTCAATACCTTTTCTAATTTCAGCCGTTGCAATGATGTTCATTATGGCAAACTGATAATCCCTAGCAAAGTTTGTTACAATGAAGGGGGGAGACCAAGCTGTATGCATCATTCCAAAAATTCTATTTATCATGCCAACCCATCTTGTAGTGTTACCGGGGACGCGATAATGAGTTTTGTTTAAGGCTCTCCCTATATTTTTATCCTTGACGAGAATATGCCACTGCTCTCCATTCTGTTTGAAGGAGATAACATGTTGAGGGTCTGATTGCTGTGGGAGTGCGAGGTCCAAGAACAAATCTGAAGTTTCCGGGTCTCTTCCTTGGAAAAACTTTTTATCTTCAGCGGAGATTATCATCATATAGTCGCCAAGAAGTTCCTTGTTCTCCGTGACCATCCTTGCGAAAGCTTGGTCTACTTTGTTCTTTGCAGCTCTATCTATAGTTGTATTAACCTTATGGAACGCCCATGCCCACGGACTTTCGGCGGGACTTCTTCTGCCCATCCTTCTCTTTTCTTCAACGCCTCGTATTCCAAACCCACTTGCACGAGGGTCGTCTCCAAAAAAGGCCCATGTTCGCTCATCATTATCCCCTCTCAAGGGAACGTAAGTGCTAGCATATAGCTGTCGCTTTGGCTTTGCTTCTACCCACCCTATGACCTTTCCTTTTTTAATGGTGGGGTTATAGTACCTTTGTCCGAGCCATTGCTTTATCTGCCACTCTGGAACTAATCCTTCGTCCCGCAAAATATTTAACCGATGGTCTAGAGCATTGTAAACATATTTAGCAGCCTGCTCCAGATTACTCATTCCATTTACACCATACTTCTCCCGTAATTCTTTCATCACTTGCTCGGCAGAGGGGCGACCAACAAGAATATTAGGTCTTGCCAACTTCTCGGCTTCAGTGGTGAAGATGCCAGCGGGGGGAGGAATGTTTGTTTTCTTCCTCCATCCCGGCTTTTCGTTGTTAACCGATGGAGCATGCATTGCATACAGATAATTACCAAAATCATCCATCTCAATATCGTGTTTCTTTGCGAACTCTATCATTGGATTAATGAAATTTTCTTTGAATCTATTCCTCAAAGCGACAGTCTGATTCTGGTAATCACCTTCAGCTTCGGATGGTTTTCTGCTTATCTTCCCGCCTCTAGTTGCTTCCAAGAAACTCTCATAGTCCTTTATCGTTCCAAAGTAATGGACAATGGCTCGGTAAAGTTGCGTACCCGGTTCTATGCGGAATCGTTGCCCGCCACGCTTGCGTCCTAAGCCTCGGATCGAGAGCTGTGATTCCTTCTTCCAAGATTTTGGTCCCCATACCATTTTGAAAAGACTGCCCAACCCACTCCTTGGTTCAACAAAGTCTCTAGCTGCTTCTGGCATAACGTCATTCCCGTCACCGAGAATATTGCGTGCTGCAGTTTCATCTGGGTCAGAAAGAGGAGGCCCCCATTCATCATCGGTCTGGTAAAGAGGCATGTCAAGGAAGTTAGCTGTATAAACATTCTTCCTTCCATCCGCCCCGTTGATAGTATTTATATGGGAATTAAAAGAAGACCTTACAAGAACCATTACCTGCCAACCTTTCAGTTCGGAGGTAAACATAATCTTCAGTCGGTGCAAACCTTGCGCAACATAATGGAGTAGCGTTCTCCAGAAGGTGTTGTCGCTTGGGGTATTCTCCTCTGCGTAGTAAGCCATCGTCTCTTCTAGGACGAGCCACTCGTTAGCTTCTGGATGAGTCTTGCGCACAGTCGCACGAGCAGTTAGGTAAGCTTTACGCACGCCAGCGTCAGAAACAGCAAGCTTTGCAATCTCTCCAAGAAGCGACATGTATGCCTTGGTTCCCATGACAGCCCTGAAGCCATGCGCCCCTATCTCATGCATCATTATAGGGATGATCTTGCCTTCCTCTATATTCTCCGCGACCAGACTAACTTTATGGTTAAAGGCTACGGCTCGGAGTCTCTGATCTGAGTTAAGGTTTGGGGGAAGGTCTCCCTGAGTGTCGTATATATTAACGACGTTAAATATACCGGGACCAAACGTCGTCATGAGTTTATTGAAGAGTCGTTGTGAAGTTGTTCCTTTTACGGCACGAGAAGCGGTGTAATATTGGGGAAAACCACCTTCAGTGTATAGGCTATGTAGTTTTGTTTCTTCGTCGTTTATGTTATTCGGGTCTAGAGAAGGGTCATTATCAAGAGTGTCGTCTCGCTCAAGATCGACAATAGTTATCTCCCCTCTATCAGCCAGTCGCTGTTGCCTTATTGTATAGGCGTCAAGTCTTTGTTGCTCCTCATCTGAGAGAGCTGGGTTAGCGAGATCGGGTTCCCTACCAACCCAATTATTTACAGCCTGTCCTGTCGATACAGGAACCCTATCATTAACATTTCTATAGAACTCATCCGATTCTTCTTTTGAAATGCTCCAGTCGGTTTTGTACATATCCTTTTCTTTTGCCGACTGCTCTTTAGCTGCGACCCATTCCCTCTCGGTTTGCATATTAAATTCATGCCTAGTCAATCCTCTGCGCATGAAAATCAGCTGATCAGTTCCCGGCAGTATTCCCCACACACGACCTTCGGCAGCTTGGGTGGGCCATTGGCGACCTCCCTCTATAGCAGCCTTTGAAGCCTCGTCCTTTAACCAAACTCCGACAGGCTTATTATCATAGAATGCACCACCACCGTATTTGTCTAGGGCTCTCTGAAGCGCAGCGCTAGAACCTTCTTCATCTGCGCGAGGGCCAAAGCGCTCCACAACCCCTAGTTGGTTATAAGTGGCGGGAAGGTAAGCCTCGTAATACGCTACATTGTCTATAAGGAACTCTTCAATCGTTATTCCGTATTCATTCTGCCATCTTCTGACTGGGGCGACATTAAGCTGATCAGACAGTTGTTCTTTTGTTACTCCCTCTGGAAGTAGACCTTCAGAAAGCCCGAAGTGTCGCTCTATTTCTTCTCTAGCATCTTTTAATGTTCTTACTGTATCATGCCACTCCCATCCCCGTTCAGACTCCATTGCGATATGAAACTTACCCGGCAGCCAACCACCCGTTTCAGGATGTTGAAATTCCTCGGTATCTTCAGTGAATTCATATATTTTCCACTCACCACGATCAGGAGAACCTTCTTCATCCTGACGTTCTATTTTTAATACACGACCAAGTATAAAGGCCTCATGCAACCCGGCTCTAACCGGGTTTGTCTCTAAGGGTCCAAAGTAAGCTTCTGTGGGTCGCTCTTCCGCGGGAGTGACAACGCGCTGTTGTTCCCAAGGCTCAACTTCATACCTGCCTGTCTCCTCGTTATACTCTACAACCTGTTTTCTTGTTGTAACGTAATCAACCTTGTCAGGAGTGGGGGCTATCTCTTGAGGAATCATGGTCCAGTTTTCTACGGTATCTGGAATCACATTTCCAGTAGGGCCAGCCTTTATCTTTCTCACCGCTTCCATCACGGAATTAGAGTTGGGCGATTTAGGGGAGATGTTAGATACGTGAGTCCTTATGACAACCTCATCTGTGATCACATCCCGGAGCTCCACCATCACACCACCTTTGGAAATCTCAAACACATGCTCTTGTCCTTTAGGCATGAACCCTTCTTTCAGAATCTCTAGCCTTGGCTTCTCATTATATTCTGCTACAACGAAGGTCCTTTTCCCATGAAGGTCTCTCTTCTCTCTAAGAACGTCCTTCCTCAGCCTTACATAATGCCCCACAGCAACATCTCTAGCAGTCAGGGAATCTCCAATGGTTCTCTTTCTTGGCTCCTTGGTTGCAAAAGGAGCAAGCGCTTTTTCATGCACCTCCCGCATCCTGTTTATTTCCCAAACCTCTTCAGCGGTTCGAGTCCTCTCTGGGGAATTAACAACTAAAGTACCATCCTCATCCAGATAAGAAGTCATTCCCCTCACAACAGGAAAATGGACAGCTTCTAGTTCATCAGCAGTGTACCCATATCTTGGCCTATCCTCTAGGAAAAAGTATCCTTCGTCATCTATCCTTTCCACCTTCCGGGCAGTTGTCCTATATGGCGCACGATAAGTCTGACCCGGCTTCAACGGTCCAGTTTGGATTATTCCGGGTTTTATCTGTGCTTTTATAATAACAGCAGTGCCAACCTCAATTGTTTTCGGCTGGATGTAATAAGAAATCCCATCCTGAACCTGTAGTTCTGGATCGCTCATCCTTTGGAGGAAGCTGCTTTCATCCTCTCTGCCATGAATGATATTGGCTTCTAACGCATTTGCTAAATCTCCTTGAGTCAGAGGAGTATTGTATGGGTCGATAATATCAGAGGATTCTGTATCTAAGGTATAGATATCATCCTTCGTGAAATAATGAATCTCCCCTGTATCATCGGTAAACTCAATTCTTTCTTTTTCAGTTCTAACCCACCCTTCAACATCCCCTTTTCTCACTTCTCCAACAAAAGCGTCCTGACCAAGGAGGTGCTTCATGGGGCTCCACAAAGCTCTATCGTGCGTTAAAGGATCGACAGTAGGATCATATCTAAATACTGCAGGAATGTATCCAGTAATGCGTCCTTTTAAACGCTTGCCCCCCAAGAAAGCTGATGGGTTCTTCCAGAATCTTTCCTTGTCATCTTGGGTAAACGAAAGCCTGTCTGTAGCCCACCTCCCGCCTTGAGACCTAAGCATAACTTTGATCTCTGGGGATTGATGAGTCCATCCATCTTTGAATTTATTCTGCTCTTCAGTGGATAGCTGTGAAAAAGCTTCCGCAAACTCCTGCTCCCTCCCTTTTTTGGGAAACATCCCAACACGATCTCTAGTGGGTCTTTTAAAGACCCAACCACCTAACTCTTTTTTATAGGATAAGAAATCTCTAATAGATTCAGGAATACTTTCTTTCTCTCCAACCCAAACCCTTTCCAGTTCGGGTGGTCTACCATACCCTAACGCTCCCTTTTCTGTTCTTCTGAGTTTCTCATCAAACTTGATGGCGTGATCAGGGACATCCCTCAACACAGGCTGTGCAATTAACGAACTCGTGCCATCAGTCTGAACCTCGCCCATCAACTCGGCTACGGACGCGCCAAGCTGAGACATGGGAACTTCCTGAGTCTTTCCTTTCAAATCTGTATAACGTAAGAAACCTTGCAGAGGAATATTGTATTTAAGGAATATCTTTACAAGTTCTTCTTTGGGGACTCTAGACCAATTTCTCTGATCACTTTTGCTGCCCGGAGTGATATCATACTTAACCCTCAAATGATCCAGATCAGCCATAATCATCTTGGTTAATTCTTCATCAAACTCCTGCACACCTATAAGTTCATCCTTCTCATTATAGGCTTGCATTAACCCTTTCTGCGTCTTGGTTTTTCTGACAACAATACCTGATTCTTTTGTCAGTAACCTGCCTAGCTTTTGTCTTCCCCTTGGAGGAGCCCTTTCTTCTGTCTCCTCACGAACTATAACCTCTTTAGGCTTTAATACATAGCGACCACTCTCTGATACTGCCACAGGTCTCAAATCTTTCCATTCTTGAGTATCCCCTTCAGCAACACCATCCCTTTTGGCAAGTCTTTTCTGTATCTTATCCTTAAGGTTAAGTGACCATTCGGGCTCTTTATAAGCCCTCTCCAACTCTTTCTTTATATCTGCTACAAGTTCTTTAGAGGTGCGCTGTTGGGCATCCCATTCCAAAACCTCATCACTAGAGGTGTCTACTAGGGTAAATAGGTCAAGCTGGTTATCCTTCTTTCGTGAAGAGTTCCTTCTCTGAATATCATAGTTTAGTTTCTTTAATCCAAAAGCTTGAAAACGGAACCCTCCCACTGTGGTGCCCTCAGACTCGCCATTTATATAATTAACGATCTGACCGACTTCTCTATTAATAGACTCCTCGCCTTTCTCCCTCCAGTAGTCCTTGTACCATAACTGTGAACCCTCCTCCGGGACTGCTTCTGGAAAGACGGGAGGAGCTACATCAGGATGTGGATCAGTAAGCCACTGAGTGCTTATAAAAACAGAACCCTTTCCTATAGTAGCAGCCTGCTCCCTTTCCTCGCCATGCTCTAGAAAAGGAAGGCCCCACTGCTGGAAGAACTTAAATGGAGTCTGGTCTTCAGGAAATCCTTTTACTTTCTCCCTCTTTTCTGTCTGAAAAGGCCTCGTTCTTTCTCCCTTTAAAAGTCTTTCAGCATGATCAAACCTTCGAAGAATTCTTCCTAGAATCTTTTGAATAACCTCTTCTTCAACAACTCCTCTAGGGCCATGAATTATCCCTTCAGCATCTATTTCATACTCGGCTAATAGTTCACGAACCGCTGTGTCTCGCCACCATTCACCTTCAATATTTCTGCGCATTGCTGCGACAATAGGAGCGAATTGCCCCTCATCCGCTCTGGATAGACGCTCTAGTTCTCTTGCGGTAATCGGACGCTTCCCTTCTATACGACGAAGCTCCTTCATTGCTTCTTGTTCAGTTAAGCCTGTTTCTCCAATTCTTGCTCCTACCTCACGCAGAAGCTGGGAGAAATCTTTCATGCCTATTTCTTCGGCTGTTCTCCATTCCCCGGTTTCTGTTTCCATCGTGTCCCGAATCAGTTCAGCTGTATTCTCTTCATCCTGAACAAT